AGTGACGGTGCGGTGTCCAGCGTCAACGCAGGCTGTCCGACATCGTAGGTCATTGCCGGTCTGATCCGTTCAAACACCCATGCCAGATTTTCTGCCTGCACCAGATAGATGCCTTCTTCCGCATACCAGAAGAAAATACCGGCAGGGGTCGCTACGGGTGTGCAACCTTCCCGGTTTCCAGCCACCCGGGTGACGTTGCGAACTTGGAAAGTGTCGGTGTCGAAACCGAGAACTTCGTAAACCGAATTCTCTTTAAAGACGAGAAGACGGTTCTGATCAGCGATAATGCCCGTTATGTGGTCGCCGTCTTCCCCCGGGTCCACGTCGATAAAGTCGGTGGCGGTCCAATTTTCTGCATCATCCACCTTGGACCATCGGATCCGATTCGTTTTCAACCCGTCTATCGTTTCCAGCGTGTACGCAACCCAGACGCGCTGCCCCCACACAGCCGTGTAGCGGGCGCACGGGAAATGCCCGTTCGACCCGTCCAAATCGGGTGTTGCTAACGCTGTGTCGGCATCTGCGCCGCTCCAACGCACCGCAGCGTAAGCCGTATGCCCAGTGCTGGCCAACAACTTGCCGTTGACAATGTACGTATAGCCGTTGAAGGTCACGCCACGGGGTGGTTGTGTCGTATCAAACTCAACGTCTGTGCTGGTGTAGGAGACGGTTCCGGCGAAGTCGCCGGTAACGTCGTCGTTCCACTGCAACTTGGAGTTGCTTGTGGCCGGATCGTTGATGGCGGCTAGAACCTGATTTTGACCAGCCTCATAATGGGTCATCAAGCCAATAATTTCGTTTGTCAACACCGTGGCGTTAACTTTCACCAGCGCATCACGTCGCCGTACACCACCGCGTGGGTCAACTTCGACATTCAGCATGGCGGGGGATTCGTTCTCCGACAGGTTGAACTGGTCGGAACGCAGATTCAGACCACCAGTAAAGTCGGCTTTTTCCTCGTACCGGTACGGTTCCGATGTGGACGCCGACGGCGTTTTGACTGCAAACGGCATTATCGGAAGGGGTAAGGGTAGCGGAGGAGTCCCGGCATGTAACTCTGACTTCTCCACCGGGAAGCCCCAACAGAGTTCAACAGCAGCGGCTGCGGGGCAGGGGTGTCTTCAAATCGTGCCCGCAAGTTATCCAACTCGCCTTGGAACAGGGAGAAATACTGGTTCGCCATCATGGCGTCTTCCTGCTGCTGATAAGCCCTGTAAATACCGTACAGGGACAGTACGTTGTCGAACGGCACCGGCAGATCCGGTGTGTTCGCATCTGCAATCGTAGTCCGGTACACGGCGGTGTTGCCGCCGAAGTCCACCGGGTTTCGGTAGGCGCGAATAGAAATTGTTTGAACTTCGCTTGGGGTGGGGTACAGGCGGATTGTCTGATTGCTGATTGCCGTTGATGCGCTTGACCCGGCACTCCACATAGACCAGTACCATGGTCGGCCTGTCGTGTTGGAATCCAACGGGTAAATAATGTCACCCACATCGTACCCGATGTATTCTAAGACGTGGTTGTCGGTTTTCATTGCCGCAACTTCACGCAACCCGACATTCTTCGGTGCAGACGCCCCTGAAAAGGTTACACCGTCGTGGGTGAAACTGAGAGCAGTCCCAATGTCGGACATTGAATAGTCTGCCTGATCCACCACGGTTGAAAACGTGGTAGCGACTTCATAAAACGGCCATCGCTTTTCCGAATACACGATGATGTCGTATCCTTCACGGATAAACACATTCATTGTTACATCGGAAATGTCGTTTGTCGTGATCTGAACCACGTTGCGAACGTGATCGCGCATCGCGCTGAGTTGCACGAAACAACCTTACGTCGTGTGAAAGATACACAGATCACTGCCCGTAACGGGACGCCCCTTACAGGGTGCCCCGGTACGGGTCAGCGAACTGCATTTGACCGCTTCTGGAACAACGGGTTCGCTGCTCATTGGGTTGACTTGCTGGATGTTGCGGGAGAATCCCACGGTTTGAGGCCGTGGTGTCGAATCCCGAAACTTGTCCCCAGCGGGCTGCCCGTAAGGGCGCGAGCCAGCCTTGTAAGCGTAAGCGAATCCTCGTCCCATCAGGATCAGGTAGCCGAATGCATGAAGCCCTGACGTGCACGGTTACTGCACGTCAACTGTCCATAACAAAGCAACTGTGAGAACACAGCGTCCTGATTGGTGGGCCGCACAAACGGTGTCGGCTTAAACCAGACATCGCTATGAGCAACCAACTGCAGGTACTTAGTGTTAAGGAACACCATCTGACCAGAGGCACACGCATCATCGAAGGTTACGGGTGCACCCTTGAACAGCAGGTTCTGGAACCCGCCGTCAGCCATATCGGTATCCGTGTACCGAATCTGACCAGTCAATAGTGCCTCGTACTTCTCGTACAAAGTCTGCGTGGTGATTGCAATAGTCGGCTGGTCGTTACCAACCGAAATGGTGTTATATATGTTAGCCATGCTGGCTATAGTGAGCGCACCACCCTGATTGACTTCAGTGGACTTCCACCAACTGTTACCAGCGCCAAGCGGATCGATTCCACCAAGGCTCACGCCGGTTCCACCAACAATGTTCCCTATACCGTTCCAATCCTTGCTGCTGTTGCCGGAACCATCAGCCCAAAACATGGTGTTCATGTTTTCGATAACGGTTTCCTGCGTCTGGAAAATCTTGCCTTCCAGCAGATCAATGATCTGTGCCTCACCGTTATTTTTGGCTTCCTCAATACCGCTGATAGTAACTGTGGCGGCATACTGTCCCCACGAATACTCAGCAGCCGAAATGCCTGTCTGAGCCGTGATGTCAATAGTATCCGTGCCACTGTACGAACCAGCCGTACTGTTTGTCCCATAAATGATTGGGACGACGATATTCGCACCACCCGAAATACGCCGAATCGTTTGACCATTCGTCAACGCATAGAACAAAGGCCTTGCGTTAAAGATGTTGTCAGTCAGTTTCGGGATGTAATTCTTGAGGGTGGTAGACAGAATCTCGTCAAAGTTGCTGTTACCAGCCATTATCTGTCACCTTCTCTCTAAGTTATGAAGCGTGCTCCTGTTTAGCGTTCTGGTAAGCCTCACGAATGCTTGAAACGGGCTTCTCAGAACTTTTACGGGAGGAACCAGCCTGCTTGGAACCGGAAGGTTCCACCACACTAGCGCCACGTTTGGCTTCCATACGTTCCTGCTCCTTTTCCAACTTCTCCGCCTTCGTAGACACCTCATCATACCGCATATGTGTTAACGCGGCTTCAAGATTGCCTATTTTGTTACGTAGAGCGTGTTGAAAAAGTTCAGATTGGTCAAAGTCGCCGTACTTTCCCTTTAAAACAGTAACCTGCTTCTCTAATGCCTGCTTCTTATGTAGCCGGTCATAACCCTGCACGCGACCTTCAAGTTCCTGCAACCGTTTGGAAGTCGTATCATCCGGCTCATCCCACGAGGATCCAATGAGATCCCCGGACTGTTCCGATGCCACACTTATTCCAAACGCATCACTAAGAGCCTTGAGTGTCGATTCTGGATCTGATTCCAGAGACGACACAATAGCCTCAGCCTGTTCTAACCTTTTACGTTCGGATGCCAACTCCTGCGTCTTACGGGTGTAATCCGACTGTCGCTGGTATCCATCCCGAAGTTCCTCCAGACTGACCTGCTGCTCTCCACCATCTACCTTGACGGTAAAAGATTCGGCTGCTGGTTCCTGTGAAACCTCAACTGAAGAATCTGGGTTAACCGACAAGTCGGTTCCCGTCGCATCTTCTGCCATTATCCTATTTTCTCCTCGGAGTCCAAATGGTTGCTCCTATAAGACAGATACAAACTGTCCCACTTACCGGTTGCCTATCTGGGGTCCAGAACCCGACCCCATTTGTTCTTGTAGCAGCCGCATCAGTTCAGGCGGCATGGAAGGCGCATTACCGCCCCCCGCTGGTATACCCGCTGGTATACCCCCCGGGGGCATCCCCTGCGGTGCCCCCTCAGGACCCTCAGGCCCCTCAGGACCCTCCTGTTGCACCGGTTGCTGCATCATAAACTTGTCCGGATCCTTCACCCCGAACGAATTTTGCAACACGTAACGGACCAGCGCACCCGGATCAACCACGACACCGACAAACGGTGCCAAAGCCTGCATCAACTCTACAGCCTGCCGCCTACGCACAGTGTCGTTGATCGGCTGTGTAGAACCAGCCTCAACACTGAAATCGAACTCGCCAACAATATCATCCCGGGTGTACGTGATAAACATGTCCTGTGGACCGGCAATGGCGACACGCGCCATCTCCTCACCGGTCATAAACTGTTGCATGACCTGTACGACACGCCGCGCCACCTGCGCAATAGACATCTCAACAATAGCCAACTTTTCAGCCACCCTACTGTTGCCTGCGTCAGCAATAATGCTGGCCTCCGTCGCCGTGCGACGAATCTCCGGCATTTGACCACGCGCATACTCTGACACACCAGACACCGTGTTGATGTCCTCTTCGATGATTGCAGAAAAGTTGTATATATCTGCCGACAAAGGTGTCTGCGGCATCGGAATAACAACTTCACTCAGCGGCTTGTTCTCGTCCACGACCGGCACCAACCGGCCATCTTCATCAGATTCCAGAGCCTCACGGCCCTCAGGGCCAAACGACCGCTCATGGAACAAATATTTGCGGGCATACCGTTTGCGGGCGTTAACCAACTGTGAACGGGTCTTATCCAACTCCAACTGCAACGATTCGATAGATTCCAGATCACCCATCGGGTAAAAATAGTCAGGCACATCGTAATTGCGCATCATCACGAACGGTTGACCGTAAGCGTACGGCATGGGTGACGGATCTACAAGAAATTCTGCACCCGACTGCGGAACCACAGCCATCGTGTTGTTTTCAATATCATAAAATTCGAACACGACAGTGCGTTCATCGTCAATCAGGAATCGTTCCTGTTCCTGACGGTCAGTTGTGCCAAAGACCGGGTTCAGCAGCGAATCGGCACTCAAATCCCTGCGTGCACTCGCCTTGTACCGTTTATCTTTCTTCGCCTCATCCAAGGATCGTACAATGCGTTGCGCAATCCACTTCGCATCCTCAATGCACGTCGCCTCCGGGTCCACAAAAATGTCGAACGGTGACACACGATCCACGAACGGCTGATCCTCCACCACAGTCATAGACGTAGTTGGAACATCTGCCGCCATCTGAGCATTGTCAGGCAACTCACCCGCCATAAACGGATCTTCGCTGGCGAGACTATCCATTTCAGCGACAGCCGTCTGAAACATTTCGTCCCGCTCAGCCTCACCCAACTGGCGTTCCTGCTCAACAAACTTCCAACCAACCTTCAACCAGCCATGCCCGAAGATCAGAAAATCTTTCACAGCCCGCTGGAAAGGCTTACGGAAATCGTGATGCCGCCACAAATAGTTGATGACCGCCTCAACGAATGTTGCCCGATCCTGATTCTCCTCCTTGTTCGGAGAAACAATCACCTTCGGATAGTTGACCGACACAGACGGCGCAATCACATTGATAGTGCTGAAAGCCAAATTGACCGCCACCAAATCTTGATTGGCTGTCGTTCTAGGCCAATGCTTCCCCCTGTACAGGTCGTTCATGCGACGCCACAGGTCGTCGTAACCCATTTCGTCACGCCAACGGGCAGCACCCTCCAACTTGCGTTGAATTATCTCATACTTGTCAGCGCGAGTCAGACGAGCCATCAGAAATATGCCTTATCGGGTAGACGTTCAATGCTGCGACCCTGAGCCTTCGCTTCCGCCTCAACCTTCCGCCCTCGCTGTTCACGAGTCAAATGCTGTTCATCGGGAGGCAACTGGGTGCGGAAACCGCGACCCGTGTCGAAACGGATCCCTAAAAGTTTTTGACGCCACTCCCAGAGGTCCTTGAGAACCAAAGGTTCCAAAGACCCCCGAAGAGATTCCGTGTATGAAACGAAATCTTCAAACGTCGCATCATGTGGCAGAACCGCCACAGTTACGGACGCTTGGTGTGCGGTGCAGCGTTGTGACCCTTCAGGTCAGGCTGCGGCTTCGCAGGCTCAACCTTGCCAAGCGGACCATGCTGGTTCAGAGGCGTCTCACGTACACTGACCTCACCGTAGCCGCCAGTCTGATTGGCGTACTTCGGGTTACTGAACCGCTGCTTCGGCGAGTTCGGTGCAGCCGGTTCCCAAATCGGGTTAGACACGACAGAACCGCCACGTTCCATCTTGTCGTTCTGGCCACTACGACCATCAATTGTCTGGGTTCCGTTTGTATGAGAAACGAAATTGGGCCTTGCCATCAGAAACCTCCTAGGTTTCATAAAGTGTCCTAATGAGACAGTCTAAACTGTCCCACGTATCGTGTGTGCACCGATTCGCAAATCAGGATTCTCGTCCGGTTTGATCATCCGGGCAAACCAGTCGATAGTCCAGTAGTCGTCTGCGGCAGGTGCATATTCCGGCATGAAAGCGTACTGGCGCATCTGATTAGATAAAGCCAACGCCATC